CGCGAGGTACGTCGACCTAGGTCTATGTACGTCGAATGACCGACCTTCCGTATCTATCGAGGTATTCCACGATTCATGTAAATGTGGACGACCTGATAGCGTAGCCATGAGCTTTCTCATGTTGAAATTGCTCACTTTTTTCCCGTAATACACGCGTTGTTGTTGAACAATGCGCCAGAACAAGTAGTGTCCATTCTTCCAATAACCACGAAGGTTTGTTGGTGAATGGATATACGTATCGAAGTCTTCATCAGACAACGGTCCGTATACTTTATACTTGTCTGGTATCCAGCCACGAAATAATGTGTCTAGATGTACAGGAACAGTTCCGAAGGTTAAAACAAACCACCTATACAAACGATTTCGATCGTTAAATAGGGATTTGATACCTGACGGCTTATTCCTCAGGAAAACAGGCCTGATAGGCTGCCCCTTGAACCAGTCGGCTCCGCATGACTCGCGAAAAGGCCCTTCAAAGAAGGACTTCTCCTCGTTAATGCTAAAACCGGCGCGTTTAAGTAAGTCTATTATCTCTTTATGATAGTCATACGGTATGATGATATCATCACCATATATGGCAATCTGAGAGGGTCTGAACTTACCTGACCTGTATTTTAATACAGCAAAACATATTGCGGCAAATACAAGTGATTCAAGAGCAAAAGTATACCCATTACCCATAGATGATATCTTCTCGTACTGAAAAGTACGGTTGAGTACATCCGAGCTAAGGACCCCGGACGGGGAACGAAGCTCACAGAGGTAGGTATACCATGCGGGCGGAAGCAAATCCCGGCATAGCCGTAGCGCGACTGTATCAGAAGCGCTAGACAAGTCGAGAGTGCAGAACGCATTCACGTCCTGTTTACTACCCTGACATGCGAACCTTTGATTACGTGTTTGGTCATAAAATCGACCATCCAACGTTTTAATCGTCTACGAAAGTACCCATCAACACCAAGTTGTAGGTACAGATTCATAGTAGGCTCGATTGCTATAGTCCGATGAGTTTCATAGGACTTGGGCACAAAGGTAATTCGATTCCCGGGGACAACATTTAACACATTATCCCAAAACACTTGTCTATCGAGAATTAGGGTCGGTGATATTCCATACCGCCTTCTATAATCGTCTTCAAGTGCTCCCAACCACCGCCAATCGGCGGAAATTGCGTTTATCGCGTGTTGCCGGCAATCCAGCGTCACATCGTAAGGCCATTCCAAATACTTAAAGTATTTTGAAGTGTGGCCTTGCTTAGTGTTGGTGGAAGCGCCGGGTCCATGACGTGACCTGAGCGTCAAAATCTCTTCATCGGGGAGTTCATTTCCGATGACTTCCTGAATCCAGTGACGAGCCAATTGATAAATAGCTCGGACATCAGTGTCCTCCGATCCGGAAAATTGTTTGAAACCACGCCGATTGTAATTATTACAATCTATTTCTGCCAAAATGAACTTTTTAATGGCAGTAGTTATGCGTAGTTCATCAGTTCCGTCATCGAATGGATACTTCTTCAGGAGAGAAGCCATAAGATACTTCGATTTTAATTGACATAAAGAAGTATCCGAGGGGTCAATACTCTGTAAACCCCACATTCGATCAAGTCGGTGTAGTTGTTTTGCATCTTCTTGAGATATAATCTCATGTAGGATGCTCACACTTTCCTGATCAATAAATGGCGTAAGGTCTCTGGTTATTGCCCTCATGATCTTCCACGGATAATTTCGTGGTAGTCTGAGACTCTGCTTGTTCAAGCAAGAGTTCGCGTTGTTGACGGATGTCTCTGACATCCGCAGCGAGGCGGGATTGGACAAGTTGAAACTTTTCAAGAATAACCATCCTCTCATCTGATGTACTGTTAAGGTAGAGAAAGCCGAAAATAATCAGCTTACTTACCAATAGTATAATTAACCCCAACGGGTATGAGCGTTTAAATGCTCAAATCCGTATTGAGAGGCGTCATAATACTATCATCATCCAGCAAGGAAATACATTTCTGTCTCTCCTTCATAATGTCGGCGTCAGAGACGCCGAGAGGGATGGACGCATTTACCTCAAAATACATGGGTGTAATAACGGTATTACCGTCTACACCGGTCACCTCAACATCTTTCGTAAATTTGAAAGATGAACGTTGTGAACCTCGATTATTACCATTCCGCTTTGCAGCGGTCCGGTAGAAACCAAGCATGTCCCTCATATCAGGCTCATGCCCGTTATGATGGTAAAGAGATCGGGTAGAAAAACTATCAAATCTCTGGTAAATGTGATCTACATCAGCGGTGGTTACGCCATCATTGGCTTCATCAACGCTCAAGGTAATTGTATTGTCTTGCATGGGCAAGCTCCTTTCCATAATAGGTTCATTTGCAATGCTTATAGTCGCATCCTGCGGCTAATTGCTTCACAATGAGTCCAATATCGAGTACTTTCCACTTATTGATATTCAATTTAAAAGTGGGTAAAAGTGCTCTTGTGGGTTGGGGAGTTCGCTTGTATGTAGTTACTTCAGATATGACTCGGCCCCCATTGACAGTATGCGTGACATTGTCACATAAATACGGTCCATAGTACGCTGAATCTTCTTCAGTAACACGCGAAATCCATTTTTCACGACGTATAGTTTCTGACGTCGTGGACCAAGAGGCCAATTCAGTCACACCTTGTTCAGGTGTGAAAGAAGCGATGGTGTGTCCTATATTGAAGAACCAATCCGCTATAAAACTAAAAGGGACTAAGTCCCAAGCGGCATCAAGTGGTTTAGTAAAACCCCACTTGTCAAGGTTTTCAATATCTAAGGAACATAAGACTCCCGCACGAGCTATACGGGTGAGGGTACACGTTTCACGTGCAAACATTTTTCCATAGTCACCGGAGTACACTTGTACTTCCGAGCTATGAGTCGTATTCGTCTCTTTCTCGAAACCACGATACGTCTGTCTAACAGACCTCGTGGCCATCGTGATGGCGTCGTAATACGATCGAATGTCAGATATCATCGGTCGAAGAGCATAACGGTATTCTAAATACCGCGAAGCTAATTCTTTCTGTGATATCTCCTTCCTCAAGGCTTTTAAGTTCTTTTTACGTATCGCGCGAAAAATCTTTAATGCGCGTAACATAGTGTCGGTGATAAATTCTACCGATTCACGGAACTCTCCAGCCGTTACCAAGGATGCTACTTCAGACGTATCAATATTTGCATACGCCCGAGTAACCGCCAAATCCTCTAGTGCACTCATTGAGCGCACTGAAGGTAAGGCACACGAAAAAGTACCCGTGTGCTCAGGCGGACCTAGGTATTGTGCTCCAGGATAAAACCCTTTAAACTGTATGCCCTGACGGGCAAACGGTATTGGAGGGTTATATTCTTCGGGGTTGCTAACCGCTTGTACGGGGATTTCACGCCAAATATTTGCCGTCCTATAAATAGGTTCGTCAATATAATGGGTAATCTCCTTCTCGCACGGGTTATTAAAAACCTCACCGCGGGCACTACGTGTTTTGTAGTTCGATACAACCCAGTCTTCCATCCGCTCGGTTCCATAAGTACCAAATCCGCCGAAACTAGCACTACTGGTCACCGTCTTGGTGCACCAGTCGTAATAGTGTTCGCCAGAATAATCGACAGACCATTCGGTCTTTTCTCGATATACAGGTACTCGGTCATCGAGCTCCCTAGTTCGTGTGCGAAATTCAGCGCACATACAAACCTCCTTAAAGTATATCCTGGGCTTTTAACTCCAAGAAACTTAAAGTGAGGCGAGTAACTGAAATAGGGTCGCAAGGTGCCTCTTTACCTCGCATGCATAAGTATGCCTGGTTTCGGACAGTTATGCTGTCCCCTCTTATCGATCATGTGATCGCCCCCTTG